TTCCAATCAGTAGCTTGTGTGGTATTACTAAATAATACATTGTTACTTGCAGACAATTCAAGATTTGTAAATACTTTATCTACACCAGGACCTTGACCTTTTATAACTTGAAATGCATTTGATGACACCAATAAAGATGCGGTATCAGTTGTATTAATACCAACTCTTAATTGTGATGTTCCCCCAAGATCTTGCATAGTCACCTTGGCACCAACTGTAATACTTCCTGATGCAGATGTACCAACTGCTAATATGTTAGTAGAAGGAGTATAAGACAAAATATCAGCGTCAGTTTTTAATTGTCTTGATCCTGAAATACTATCAACAAATGTAACATAATATGTAGATCCACTATTTATAGGAGCAATAGATACTACACTTGCACTATCAATTGTACCAACAATATTTCCAATAACAGTCAAACTTCCACTTACATAAACATTGTTACTAGCACTAATAGTACTAGTGATAATTCCACCACTAGCACTCAGTGTAGAACTCATCGTAACAGGCCCAACAAAAGTAGCTGCCGCAGCTGTTATTGAATTACTAGCACTAATAATACTAGCAGTCAGCGCTCCAGTAACTGTTAAATTAGTAAAACTGCCACCAGGAATACTGGTGCTGCCTGTTAAATTACCATTTGCATCAGTTAATATAAAAAGATTACTTCCACTGATTATTCTTTCTGTAAATGGAAATTTTCCTGAACCATCTGCACTTGCACTGGTCTGCATTAATACTATGTTCAGTCTATTGTCATTTGGATATGGCATATGTTAAAAATGTTAAAAATGTTAAAAAATCTTATCTATAAATATATAAAATTAAAATAAAAACTATAATGATTCAATAAAACTTGTTTTTTAATTTATTTATCTAAATTGTCAATTATTTCTGGTGTTGGAATTCTGTAACTATCATCATTAGAAGACACACCTACGTCAGTATTATAATAAGGTTCAGATGGATTACTATAGCTTTTATTTTTAATTTCTTTGTTTATTGCATCCATTTGCGCACTTGTTACTGTTTCTGCAATAATATTTATTTTTCTTGGTGTTAAAAGTCTTTGAACAGTTGATTTTCTATCTTCAAAACTATCCGCCAATAAATATGCATATACCGTAATTGGAAATGTAGTTCTTACCATTCTGTCTTTATCACTTGATACTTCAATATTATTAGTGTAACTTCCTACACTTACTCTGAACTTAAATCTTTGTGGATCACCCCAATAATCTTCTGCGGCAAAATTAATTTTTTCCAAAACATAATTCATTTGTTCAACATATTCAGTCCATACCATAAATTCATATTCAACCTTAATATGATCAGGAAGAGTTACTGCAAATATTTGATTGGTAGGTGCGCTTTTATTATTCAACACACTAAATTTATCATATTTGTTTTTTTCACTGAATTTTGTTATAACCGGATAAGTTAAATACCTATTTAGAGTGGTTAAACTTTCATTTTTACTAAATGAATTTCTCTTGAACATTATGGCAGGTATTTGAAGTTTACCTTGATAGTCTCTTAAAAAACCATCAACTTTTCCCGCTTTCCATCTTTCAGGATTACCATATAATATTGGTACTTTTACATTTTGACCTGCATCTACTACAGTTGGATTGATTACATTTTGTAAATATTCTAATACCGCAGTATCAATATCCAACAAAGTAATAGTTGTATTTTTCCTTGGATCTTGATCTCTTCTAACATCCAATGCAGGGTTTACAACATTAGCAGATATTGGATTAATCTGAGTTGTATCAGTGTAATTTGGTACTGGATTGTTTTTATTTCCTGTCCACATAAATTAGAATTGTCTATCAACCAAGTTGATTTGGCTGAGTCTGCTATAGTGTGTGTTACAAATTATACTGTGTGATTTATTTGCCTGACCTCCGAGCAGCTGCTCCTGTACAACATTATTAACTTCATGATAACGGTCATTGAACAAGATAAAATCACCAACTTCTGGATAGAAATTTGCATCTTTCAGTGATAGTTCTCTGAACTTAAATACAACGGATTGATCTCTATCAGGTCCAAATCCTTCATCATTGGTTGTAATATCAGCTCTATCAATGAGGGCAGTTAATTCAATGCCTGGAAAGAAAGATTTACCTTCAGTTGGTGCAGCTTCACCATACATATTTACTCTGGTTTCTGCTGCACAAATTTTGAAACATACAACATATGTTTCAATAATATCACGCATCAATTCAGCATTAAATTGATTGACCAAATTAATGTCACGTTGACTATAATATCTTCCAAATAGTGGCATAATATTTTATTTTTAAATAAAATGTTGCAAATAAGACATGGGTTTATCATGAAATATTAATATAAAACCAAATACTAAAACCCCAATATAAATTAATAGTGGAACAGTTTTCATGATTGATGTCATTTTTTCTGTTTCATCTGCTTTGGCTTCCATCTGAGATTTACGACTGGTTGCTTCAAGATTTTCTCTTAATTGTGTAATTAACGCTTCTTTTTCTGTAGATGCTTCACTTCTCAATTCAGCACCATCTAATGATACTTCTCCGCCTGGAATTGGAATTGTGCTATATTTTTGTCTTACTGCACCAAGTATTTCTTTACACAATGCCAAGTAATATTTTTTAACCCATTGTTTACCAACAGCGTTTAATTTAAAATAAGTAACATTTTGATATGGCACATTACTATAATCACTCACTACATCATAATTGCTTCCGCTACTAAATGTATTTGCATTAGTAAATTTATCTTTTTCAACTACATATTCAATATAAATTTTGTAATCATGTGTTGGAATTGGAAATATCTTTAATTTATTATTTACCACTTCAAAACTGTAAGCACTCTTACGAACCATGTCATTAAATTCAATTGCTTGACCTCTCAATAAATCTTCAAAAATTGGAGTCATCAAAAATTGTGTGGCTGGACTATATCCCGCAAATCCCATTTCATTCAATACGTTACTGTAACTCATACCAGTCATACTAAATGGATCATAAATACGAGCAAATGCTGGAGGAGGTCCGTGAAATACTCTTCTAATTTCAACTCTGCTTCCGCTTTCAAGATTAGTTCCAATTAAATCTTGTAAATCATATGTTTGTTGACTTGCACTCAATTGTAAAGGTACTTTTTTAATATCAACATATCCACCCACACCAATTTCACTACCATATCCCTTGGATAATTGAATTATATATGGTAATCCTGTACCAATAACATTTTTACCGGTGATATTAGGATTATCTGCGGTACTTAATCCTTGTAAATTTAATAAATTATTTCTGATGTTAAATTGATTGATTTGAGCACCATATTCATTTACGGATTCTTCAAAACAGGCATAAAAATTAACGTCAATTATTTCAATATCAATGATTGGATATCCTAATCTCTTTGCAGCCCATTGCGCACTCTTTTCACAGTCATATTCAAAATAACCAACACTTGCTGTTAAACTAACAGGTGTAGGTTCTGCCAAATAAAAGCCAAATGGTATACTGCCTGTATTTACAGCACTACCACTTCCTGGCCATCTTACACGATCCTGGTCGAGGTTGGCACTCATATTTTAGTTGATCCTTTTACATTCTTAACACTCATTGATTATAAATATTAAATCAATTAAGTTTATTACGTTTTATAACAATATTATGTGCGTATTCTTGATTTATAAATTGCGTTATAGTTATTAACAATTTCAGTGTCACTTAGTTCTCTATTATAAAACATCATTTGATGTACTTTGCTCGTGACATTCGTGTCAGGTCCATATATACCAATATCACTTGAAGATCCTCCTTGTCCTAATGTACCACCTGATCCAGTGCTTACTATTGTACCATTGGTCCATAGTTTTGATCCTGTAGAACTGTTATATTGAAACACAAGATTCCAAATATTTCCCACAACTATTGTGCCATGTCCACCCATATATGTCCAACCTCCATTTGCCCCTGCATACCATGCCAATTGACCATCTGCGCCATTGCCAAGATAATTTCCAAAATGATACAATACAAAGCTAGTAACTCCCAATGTAGCGCCCCATTTACTCACAGGATGATAAGCGTATTCTGTAGTTGTAGCGGTCTTTTCTAATAAAATAGATATGGTAATATTTGTTATATTATTAGCCCAAGTCAAACCAGATGAACTACCTACACCATATGAGCTGAGTTGCAAATTGTTAACTCCAGCTAAATCATTCATCTTGTTACTAATACCAGGCGGATAACTGTTTCTATCCGAGTCATCGTAAGCTAATACCAATCCATCTTGTACTAAATCTGGTCCTGATGCTCCTGCCATAAATTATTGTGGTAAAAATGGAGGGTTAGGATCTGTCCATTCAGGTGTAGCTAATATAGTTAGCATTTCCTCATATGTATATGGACCTTCTTTTGTGGTTAAGTTATTTACACACTCAGGTGTAGCTCCATCCCATTTA